GTGGTAGTGATACCGTGTGGCGTCCAATGCCATACATCGCTCAATCGTTCACTGGCTTGGATCAGTCGGCAAACTTTGGCGACAATATCCAGCTATCGGTTCCGGCAACTATTGGCACGGTGCAATCCTCGCACTTCGCCCTGACTGCCACTGAATTGCGCGATGGTTTGCAAGAAAACCGTTTGGCACAAGCTGCACGGCAGAAGCTAGCTTCTGACATTAATGTAGCGTGTATGAATACGGCTGCTAATGAGGGCACTGTGTTTGTTCAACGATCCGGCGCTGCAACTGGTTACGATGACGTAGCCGAGTGCGATGCCGCGTTCAACGAACTAGGCGTCGAGATGGATATGCGACACCTCGCACTTTCATCCCGCGACTATAACGGCATGGCTGGCAATTTGGCAGCACGTGGCACGATGACAGGCAAGCCTACCCGCGCCTACGAGCGTGCGTATGTTGGCGATGTTGCAGGCTTCGACACTTACAAGCTGGACTATGCAAATAGCTTGGCGGCTGCGTCTGGGACTACTGTTACTCTTAACGGTGCAAACCAGTATTACATTCCCACATCGACAACGACTTCGGCTAATGGCGTAAATGAAACCAACGTCGACAACCGTTATCAAACGCTAACCATTGCCGTTGGTGGCAGTACTGTAAAGGTTGGCGATGCGTTTACCATCGCGGGCGTTAACTCCGTTCACCACATTACGAAAGAGGATACAGGGCAGCTTAAAACCTTCCGTATCATTGAACTCGTAACTGGTGCGGGTGGTTCGGGGACTGTTGAAATCAGCCCTCCAATCATCTCGGGCGGCGGCGCGTCTGATGCTGAATTGCAATACCAGAATGTTTCGGCCACACCTGCAAACGGCGCGGCTCTTACATTCCTGAACATTGCTTCGGCTTCCGTCAATCCGTTCTGGCGTTATGATGCCATTGAGTTGCTGCCTTCCAAGTTGATTATGCCAGCTAATAGCGGCATGGCGACTATGAGCGCGACAACTGATCAAGGCATTACGGTTCTGATGTCTAGGCAAGCGGCCATAGGCACTATGAAGGTACAATATCGCCTTGATGTCATGTTCGGCACTGTAATGACCAATCCTGAAATGGCTGGCATTATGATGTTTGGTCAAACCTAACCACGGCGGGGCGGCTTAGGTCGCCCCTTCCACATCACAGGAGAGTAAACCCATGACTGTTATGCTATACGCAAAAGGTGGCCCCCATAAAATTCACGGCGGTGATTTCGACTACGTTATCGTTGAGGAATCGCAGGTTAAAGATGCGGTGAAAAAAGGCTGGAGCCTGACCACAACTGACGCAATTAAAAAAGCCAATCCAAAACCTAAGGCCAAGGTTAAAACGAAAACAAAGGAATAAGTCATGAGTTGGACAAAGCGGCAGATAATCACGCAAGCCTTTAGCGAAATTGGGCTTGCCTCGTATGTCTACAACTTAACCCCTGCCGAATTGCAGGACGCCATGCGCCGCCTTGATACCATGCTGGCGCTTTGGACTTCTCGTAACATTATTTTTGACCCGGTATATCCGCAACCCGCGACTTATGGTGCAGGTGATTTAGACGATGACACGAACGCCACGGAGGACGCCATAGAGCCGATGTTCTTGGGGTTAGCGCTTCGCATTGCGCCCAGCTACGGCAAGCAACCATCGCCAGATACACGCGCCGTTGCCCGCGCCGGATACACCACCCTTCTAGGTCAATATGTTCTTGGCACTCAAGTATCCCTGAAGGGGACTATAAAGGGCGCGGGGGCTAAGGAGCCTATCACCCCGTTCATAGATACATAATATGCAGATACCTATCCTTAACGGCATTTTTACCGATACAAATCCAGACTTCAGAACGTCATATCCGCATAACCTTATTCCAGTGCCTAAACAGCAGGGGATTTCCGCTGGCTATCTAAGGCCGGCCGATGGGCTTGTAGAGTTTTCGGCGGGTGCTGGTGCCGACCGTGGCGGCATTAACTGGCTCGGGGTTTGTTACCGTGTTCAGGGTACGGATTTAGTTTCGATAGCGTCTGACGGGGCTGTGACGGTCATAGGTGATGTTGGGGCAGGCGGTCCAGTGACGTTCGACTATTCATTTGATCATTTGGGCGTGGCGTCAGGCGGGCGTCTTTATTTCTACGATGGTTCAACCCTTACGCAAAACACTGATCCAGACTTAGGGGTGGTGCTAAGTTTTATCTGGATAGATCAATACTTCCTAGCAACTGACGGCGAAAGCCTCGTTGTAACTGAATTGGGTGATCCGTTTTCAGTTAGCCCCCTGAAATACGGTAGTTCTGAAATTGACCCTGACCCAGTTAACAGCGTGCTTGAACTTCGCAACGAGGTTTATGCGGTTAATAAGAACTCAATCGAGGTTTTCGACAATGTGGGCGGTGATGGGTTCCCGTTCCAGCGTATCAAAGGCGCACAAATCCAAAAGGGTTCTGTGGGCACACATGCGGCGGTTGTTTACGATGATAAAATAACCTTTGTAGGCGGCGAGCGCAACGAACCCCCCGCCGTTTACATCGCTATTAATGGCCAAGATCAAAAGATTTCAACGCGCGAAATAGACGTGATACTGCAAGAATACAGCGACGACGAAATAGCAAATATCGTTTTAGAGGTCAGGAAGGATAAGGCCCACAATTGGCTATACATCCATCTACCCGACCAAACGCTTGTTTATGATGTCGAGGCCAGTAAGATATTAGAGCAAAGCGTATGGTTTACCCTTTCCGGGGGAATTGTAAGTAAGGCGCAGTATCCGGCGCGGGCGTTTGTTTGGTGCTACGATAAATGGCTGGCGGGCGATCCCGTAACTGGTGTTGTTTCCGAAGTGTCCCTGAAAGTCTCAACGCACTTAGGGAACGAGGTGAAGTGGGGTTTCAACGTAGGGATTATCTACAACGAAAGTCGTGGGGCCATAGTGAACGGCATTGATCTTGTTTGCCTAACTGGCGCGGTATCGCTGGGCGTGTCCCCTGTTGTGTCGACTGAGTATTCTATCGACGGGGTTACGTGGTCCCAGCCTATGACTATCAGTGCGGGCGTTCAGGGCGATAGGGCGGCAAGGCTATCTTGGCGGCGTCTTGGCAGTATGAGGGAATGGCGAACGCATAAGTTTTGGGGGACAACTGATGCCCATATTACTATCGTTCGCGTAGAGGCCCAGATCGAAGGGCTTGCATTTTGAGCGATCTATTCAACCCACCAACACGCGACCAGCTTGCGCGAATATCTGGTGGAGACCAGCGTTTACTACGTGCTTTAGAGCGTTTATTTGAATCGTCTGGCCAAACAACACCAACAAGCAACCAAGAAAACACCGATAATATTGCCGCTTTGCAGGTGTTAACTAAATCTCACGAGGTTCTAATATGGCTTTCGATGTAATAACGCCCGTTCGCATGTGCGGGAGTGAGGTAACAACTTCGCCAAGCTTCACAACCCTACGCACAACCCCGACTGGTTCCGTTGATATGGTTAAGAATATCGACATTGCTAACAACGGTTCTGGGCTTGCTATTGTTACATTGCACCTTGTCCCCAATGGCGGGGCGGCTGGTGATGACAATGTTCTACTGCCCGCTATTTCGGTTCCAAAGGCTAGTGTTTTCCAGTGGTCCGGCATTCAGAACCTTAACTCTGACGCAACAATTCAGGCTAACGCCTCTATCACTGGTGTTTGCATCACGATTTCAGGAGGTAACGCTACATGAGTGTGAACGTATACCCGGCACCACTAGCGCAGGTCACTTTGCCAGCAACCCAATACGATGCGTTCGGTAGGTTACGCACGTCTGGCACTGGCCAGCGTCTTGATGTCGAGTTTATCTACGACAATCAGCCTAATTTCTTCGACGAGGTTACAAACAACGGTTCTGTTACACACAACGCAAATTCACGCGATTTAACCTTGGCACTATCTAGCTCGGCAAGTGGAAGCCATGCTATTATGAAATCGCACCCCATTCCTTACACGCCGGGCAACAGCCAACTTATAAAGGTCACGGGGACACTTGATTTGTCTGGCCTAGGTTCTGGTGTCGCGCAAGTGTTTTTACGCAGCAGCGTTACGGGTAGCATTGTCGAAACTGTTGTGGATCAGGATAGTTGGTCAAACGACAAAGCTACAACAGCGGATTGGACAAAATCGCACATTTTCAGCCTTGATTTTCAGTCCCTTAAAGTTGGGCGAATTAGGTTTATTATGGCCCGCAAGGGTGTCCCTACGTTAATGCACGAAATGTTTAACGACAACGATATAAACACGGGGTATTGGCAGGTCCCAAGCCTGCCCGCGTATTGGCGGATATACAACGATGCAACATATACCTATATGGAATGCGGCTACGGCGACACGAATAACGCTATAGGATTCAGGTATCGTATAGCGGCCAATGCGGCGGCGACAATGCGGGCTATTTGTTGCACTGTGAAATCTGAAGGCGGGCAAGACCTACAGGATATGGGCGGTCTTCCTCGCACGGCTGACAATGGCGTGACTGTTGTAACGGCAAGTTCAAC